CATCATCGTCGGCGTGATATAGATCGATGTACTCGCCGGTAAACAGGATACCCTGTTCCCGATCCTCGACGACCGTTCCATCTTCGTTATGGGCGATCACGGAGTCGATAAACGCTCCGGGATTGGCACCGGCCAGCACAAGGCTCACTTCGCGAATCACGCCATGAAGAACATTGCGGCCCTGCTCCTTGAGCTGGTTTGCATAGATGGAGAGCTGGTTAATGTCGCCATGCTCTACCAGTTCTTTCGCGGTCCGACCGCTCGGCGTGTTGTTGAAGAAGCATTCCGTACGAACACCCTCGTCGGCATTGTGCAGAACGGCATATCCGAGCACATTGTCCGGCTCATTGTGGCGGTGATTCCACACCAATGGAACCTGCTTCCCATCACAATCCTTGAACGCGTCTTTCATGATGACACGTCCGTCCGAACATCGAAGATTCGCTCGGGTAGCCCATCCGGAAAAGTCACACTTTCTACCCATTTTGATCGATCTCCTCGTCTACATAGTTTTCATCCACTTCGCCCGCCATCGGGTTGGTTTCGGCAGACGGATTCAGATTCTTGTTTCTAAGCACGTCCGCTTCCGGATCCCCGCTCGGCTTCATTCCGATGATCTGACGAATCTCGTTGGATGTCATGATCTCGTTCCGCGTGAATTTGTCAGCAATCTCAGCGATGTCGTTGACGGGTACCAGCTTGAACGGATCGCGGAAGAACGTCACCGTCTGGCGCTGAGAGCGCGCAGTCTTTGTCAAGAATTTGCGCCTCATCTCATCGACAATGGCGGACAGAATCGGCTCAATCGTGCGATTGTAATAATTCAGCATGGTCTTCTCGTCTGCGGTACCGTCAAGAATCGTCCGCGTAATGCCGAGCTGACTGTAAAGCAAATCGGTCAGGTACTCGATCTGCTTCATCAGATTATTCTCAATCGGGCGGTTCAGCTGCGTGATGCGTTCGGTTCCGTCTGTGTATGCAATACCATACTTGCCCTCGGCCAGCTGCGTCTCGATGTCCTTTCGACGAGACTCAGCCTGCTTACGGCGTGCCTCTGTCTTAATAATGTATGGCAGCTGAATGATCAAGTCGAGTTTTCCGCTGCTGGTCTGCTCGTCGACGACGTCCAGCAATCCGAGTTTTCGGATCAATCGCTGCATTGTCGAGTTCGGCTCATTCATAACAGCGAACAACGGATTCTCGATGACTGCAACCATGGACTTTGGCAGCACGAGCTCTTCACGCCGTCCCGATTCTTCGTTGTAGACCTGAACCCGGACATGTTTCGGATACCAATCGAGTACCTTTCCAGTTCGCATTGTCAGAATATCGATTCCGCCATTCCGCAAGGGACTGATGTTGGTGTCGATCGGAACAACCGCAACGCTTCCTTCATCCAATAGGCTCATGACTACATCCTGGATGAACCCACGGCCGGTCTGATCAATGTTTGCCTCTATGGTCAAACAATTGTTTAGTCCGGACTTGATCTCTTCGAGGAATCGTCCGTTCTCATCCAGTCGAACATGGCGAATGTTCATCGCAGCAGCATCCATGGCAATTCTGTTGTATACAGAAGTGACGATGGAACGTTCATTGCCGCGAGTGAAGCGAACTCGATCCGGACGATAGCTGGATACCGGACCGGTACTGACATACGCGGTCGGGTCCTTGTTCTTGAATGCGTTCCAAGCATGTTTAAGCCTGCTCATCAATGGCATGTCGATTTCCTCCTGTTATGTCGGGATCCGAAAAACAGCGTAAAATGTCTATATGAAATCGGGAGGATCATTTACAGATGTACAAGCTGATCTGCTGTACAAGTAAATATGGGATACGGAAGATTCCATGCCGTCGGATCATCTGATGGACCTTCCTGATCGCTCTCGACCAAATAGATTGTCGATCCGTCCTCCATGATTTGAACGTCTACAATATCGCCAGTGACACCGGTATCCGCTATCAGGACGTGATCGAATTCAGCAAACATCTCATTATTCTCCCTTCACGCGTCTGTCACGATACGCCGTAATCAAGCGCGGTTCGTCGGAATCGCGATCGATTTGCCATGCCGTGGTAAACACCTGTTTCATATGTACGCCGAGCGGCATCGGGATATGAAACTGAATGCTTCCATTCAGGCCTTCACGTTCTCCGACCCTCTTTGCAAAATCGAAACATTCTTCCATATGCGTGAACAGAAGATCGGAATCCCCATTCGTATACCCTACTGCAAAGAACTCGTCTGCATGTTTTGTCCCCGGCATGAGACAGTATTTTTCCAACTTAGCCTTCGCAACCATAAACCCTTTTCGACTGCGATACGTGAAGCGGTCTGGAATCTCAACATATTGCTTGCCCCGGCCCGCATCGTCGCGGCCGCATAAGGTGTCCTGGAAAGTGTCCATCGTCGTTTTCAATCGAACGCCTCCCTGTTGATCTTATAGGCGATGAATGCATCCATCATCGCGGCTACCGCATCGATCTTTTGCTCGTATCGCTTCTTCAAAAGTTTTCGGTTTCCATTGGTATCCTCAATCGCGATACAATTTCCCATGGCAAAGGTCATCAAGCTCTCATCGAAAATCAAAAGCCGCTCTTCTGCGAGTTTCTTGAGCTCGCCAAGCGGCACAGATTCGGTCTTGACTCCCTGTATTACTTTCTCAATGCCAAACGGTCCATTCTCACTCTCCCATCGTGCAACGAATTCTTTTGCGTTGTACGGGTCGAAACCAAATGCTCGAACGTCGTATTCCATCGACGAAATATGCTGATCGAGATCGTCATAGACGACCATCATGTCCAGAATCGTTCCGTCAAGGACGACCAAACTTCCCTCGTCGATAAACTCCTCGTACTTCACGTGCATGGCTGCAGGAAGTCGATCAAACGTCAACTGCGAAATATAGTTCCTCGTCTTTACCCCAAAGCTGCCATCTGTCAGCGGGAAAAGAAAGGTGAACGCGCAAAAGTCGTTACCCTGCGAGAGGTCAGCACCAAGTGAACATGGCATTTGCCAATAGCTGTGCTTTGGGTGCTTCTGGATCTCTTCATACGTAAAGTAGTATGACAATCCCTCCATCGGTATGCCAAATCGCTTCGCAAGAATCTCGTTCTTATCTGCCGGCGACTTCTCAATCTTGTCGACTTCGCGCTGATAAGTTTCATAACTGACTGTCTTCCCGAGATTTGGATTCGCCTTCATCCACATGGCTGGATTCTTTACCTCGTCGATGGAATCCAGACGGTAATACCAAATGCTCACCCACGGCTGATCCAGTTCACCGCGAAGAATCTTCATCAACTCCATCTTCATGGTATCGCCGATAGCATTTCGGACGGTTCCCTCTGAGCTGATGGCAACAATCAAATAGTCGTCAATTTTGGAGGAGCCCTGTTCAATGGCATTAACGACGTTTTCCCGAACATCACAGGAGAGCCACTCGTCAATGGTGGCGATCTTGGTTCGCATCGATTGCAATTTATCGATGCTCATAGGCACCGTCTCAATATAGCTGTCCGTCAGGAAATTTTGAATGCCCTTCTTGGTACTGGCGAGTTTTACCCGGTTTGCCCGGCTACCTGTCGTGTTTTGCAGGCTTCCTTCGGTGAGAAATTTGAACAACGGACCTCTGGCCCGCGTGATCGCCGTCCGGATCGGCGAGAGCGTCTCTTCCGCCTGGCGCATGGTGTAAGCGGTGGCGATTTGATGGGTTGTGCTGTTGTCGATGTTCAGAAAATAGCTCTGAATGAAACTGGCATACATCGTCTTCGCCGCGCCTCGAGCGACAATGAGATACTGCTTGTTTGTCAGCCGCTTCTTGACATGCCGCCTTTCATACCGAATGCTTCCATCCGGCTGTGGTTTCGGAACTGTTCGCTCCTCGAAATAGTACCAGCCGAAAATCTGCTCAGCCCAAAGTTTGAAACTGTCCAGCAGGTTAACATCGGAGCCGTCCGTCAGCGTCAGCTCCTCCTCACAATACTCGATAAAACCGTCGATCGCTTGGTCATCATACCAAATGCCGGGATTATCGATCAGTGCATCAATTCGATGCATCTCCATCTCAATCTCGGCATTGATTGGAATTTCCCCGCGCATTACGGCTTCACGAAACGCGCCATAATATCGTGGTACTGCTGTGTTGGACAGCATTTACTGGGTGGCCTCCTTTGATATGAATATAAGGACATTCAAATCAGCCATTTCGCGCTATTGAAATCTGGCTTTATAGCGCCGGGAGTCAAATGGCTTTCCATGCGAGTTTTCAATGCCGTTTTCCTCTTTTTCGTAGTTTTCGAAGCTGCTGGCTTAGCATTCTTCGAGGACGTTTTAGGGGCCGGTTTTTCCGTCTTAGGTTTTTTCTGCGGCGATGGCTGTTTTTTCTGCTGGGCGTCCGAAATTGCGCTCGCATTCTTGTACCACTTTGCTACTCTTGCGGCAGTCTCTTCGTCCATATCATCGACATTCGCATTTCGCCATTCATTGATATCAAAATTGTCTCGATCGAAGATCTTTTTAACAAGGCTATCGGTAACACGGTTGGAAATCTTAGTGCTCAAAGAATCCAGCGAATTCGAAATCCACTTTTTGACTGGGCCTGTATTCCTTTCTTTTTGCCTGACTATCAAATTCTCATAGGCTTCTTCCATCTGCAACCGCCGAATTCGATCATTTAGTTCCTCATCACTGAGCTCATGGGAATCTTTCTTTTTCCATTGAGACCTTGGCGAATGTCCAAGTTCTTGGGGTGTTCGCCGCACACCCCATTTCATTCCAAGTATTCCATGATGCTTTAGCGTATTGGATGGCATGCTGACTCCTCCCCATCAAAAAAGAAAAGCCGGCTAAATGCCGGCAATGTTCTAAAGTTAATACTTTAAGGTGCCCAAGAAGGCTTTACCTCTTTTATTAAACCCGAACAACACTCGATATACAGCGCTTGACCTTCACTGAGATTGATTGTAATGTGCGTTCCAACTGGTGAATCCCATGCACCCCATGTACGATTATTACCATTAAGTTTACCGTCTTCATCAACGTTATAAATCGCAACCGTATTGTCTTCCTCAGCTTCGACGATTAAAAAATCGTATGTTCCGGGTCGAATCGCCTTGCCTACGATGTACACTCCGGTCGAGATGCGGTCATTCGCTCCTTCACGTTCAGAGATCTCTGCCCATATCTGATCATCCAGGACGAATAACTCATCGGTTGTCATTGACGAAAGATCGACTTCTGCAATGCAAGTCGCCGACATAAGTAATGCCAACAGGCATACAAAGAACTTCTTCATAAGCAACCCTCCATTTCTCAGCCGAAGTATAACATACAAGTCATCATTACGCAAGTCTACTCTTGTTGAAAATCGGTTGCCGCATTCAGCCGCCATTCAAGTTCACTGGCCATTCGGTTCATGCTCTCACTTACGGACGAAGAAGTTGACGGATCGAAAACGGATTTGACCCGAAGATAGACGTATGTCTTTACACCATCGAGTCCCTCTGCATCACCAAGAAAGTCACCCCATGTAGCGTTCTTATCAGATATGGAAAAACCCTCGCTTGGACCGACGCCGAGTTGGATCAGGATGGCAAGAACCGTATTAATGTGCATGATGATGTCAGCATCAAAGTGTTCGTATTCCTCTT